ACCACAAGCACCGTTAGGCTCTGAAGGATTTAGTAGGCCAAGTGGAGACATAGTCACACTTCTTGACTTGGCACCACGAGATATGCAGGATAATACCTTCAATCCTCTTTCAGCCGATAAAACTTGGTGGCTTCCCCAGGATAGACGCATCAATCCATTTACTATGTGTGTTCAGCAATTTCCATTCCGAGGTCCAACAGGTTTCGGCCAACGATTTACCTTTGATCTAAGATCAGTGAGCTGTGGTGACCTATTGTTCCACACTGTCCTACAAATAGACCTCGACCATTGGCTTAATGAAACTGATATTATGCGCCTAGAAGGTGGCAGATACACGACAACCGACCCTAGCATATGGTTTTATGCAAATTCCTTAGGCACCGTTATTCTTGAAAAAGCGGAATTTGAGGTGAATGACCAGACGATTGAGACCATAGATGGCGACTTTTTGAATGTGGCGAGCCTATTGCAAGATGTTAATTCACAGTATGGTCTGGCCATCGATGGCCTAGGGCGGCAGCCATTAGCATCCCTTTTACACAGTCCAGCCAATAAGCCCTTTCCTACACAGGGAAGAAGTCTATTCATTCCTCTGCCCTTTTTCTTCAGTCGTATCAAGATGAAAGAAGCCTTCCCCTTACTCGCGTGTAAGGAGGGGTCAGTGCGTATTCACATACATTTAAGACCTTTTCATGAATGTGTAAGAACCTTATCAGGTCGCCGTCTAGGATGTAAGGAAACACCCTTGGCGAAGTCGTTCACCGTTAAATCTAGGGAGGATGGTGTAATACTGAATGATACTATTAGATCATCTGAGACTATACCTCAATTCAAGGGTATACAGCTCATTACTCATGCAGCTCACACGGATACAAATATTCGTCAAAAAATCCTCAGAAAACCCTTTGAGAATCTGATACGATGTGTTGCGACCTTCGACTTTGCTGAGCCACTCAAATATCTAATCAACAAGACCTCCTCTGACACAATCCAGATTCAGCTCCCTTTGGAAGTAAATAATCCAATTGAAGAAATTGTATGGTTTGTTCGTCGTAAGGCGACTGCGAATAACAATGAATGGACGAATTATTCAGCGACAATGAGTGCTGAATTAGATCCAGTCTATAATCCCATGAGGCCATTATTACATTCAGCCAGCATACAATTCAATGGTCTAGATATTATAAAGGGCGAGGAACAATGGTTTCGTAGGCATATTTCGTTGAAGCATCCTGGTGGCGCGGCGGCATATGAGAATTACATATATGGTTACTCTTTTTCACAGAATCCAGGGGCTTTCCAACCTTCAGGCACAGCGAATGCGTCAAGGTTACAAAGTGTTCGTCTCACTCTAGGTATTACACCACCAACAGGGGAATATGAGTTGGACTGGGAAGTAAAGGTCTTTGTCATTGGTCTACAGTGGCTCAGATTCCAGGAGGGGCTGACAAATCTAATGTATATGGATTAAAGTGTATATTGAATTTTGCCAAGACTCTGGGAAATACATTATAGAAGGCATCAAACATCAATAATACTCCGCCAAATCCAATAAAGACTTCATCCCAACTGTCAAAACTGGGAGAACCATTTATTACAAAATACATAAATAAGAAAGCGCCTAGAAGTCCCTTGAATAATACATCAGAAATCAAATACATAAGGCTGTCACTTGTTTGTACCTTTGCTAAAATAAGAATGAGTTGGACAATCATTGATACTTTCAGACCTAGCAACACTACAACATGGGCTTTCATTCTATAATATCTCCAACATTTTGAAAGAGGTTAATTGCGTCTAAGAACAGACCCATGGATGAATTCACATAATCTTTCTTCTTTCTACGAGCATCTTCCTTCATGCGCTGCGTATCATATGCCACATAGACTGTGAAGAGCGCCGTTCCGAACCATGATAGACCAGTATTGATTGAAGATAATTGAGTTGGAGCACCACCTAGAAGGCCCAGGATCAGAATGATCCTAGCGATGATCAAGCCTATAAGGCCAGCAAAGAGATATACGCCGAATCCTAGGATATTTTGATTATCATAGAATCCGACGGCAGTCATAGCTAAGAAAATTCCTGCAACGATTACGAGTACATCATCGAGAACCTGCTTATCTTCGAGTCTCTTGACAAAGTTTGCGAGAATCTGACCTAACAAGGCGGCGAAAGCTATAGCCAAAATATACTTGAGTGGGCCGGGTTCTAACATTAGAACAATCCATATTAACAAAAATGAGAGAAGTGCTTCTACCAACAATGCATATGGATTTGAGGATATAGGGCGCTGCGAACTTAACGCAGTTATACCTAGTCCGCCCAAAAGATGTAAATAAGTTATTCCTATGAAACTCATGTCTAATAGATACTAATAAAAATTGTTGCTGGACCCCCAGCTCCTACAAGTCCATCATGTCATACTCACGCCTCCATTGTCTTATCAAGTTGAGAAACTTACTACGGCAAAATGCGGACGAGGCTTCTATCGCCTCCGCAAATGCAAGTCTGAAGATCATTAAGCGTAAGGAAAATGAGCGAAAGGATAAATCATCGAAGGCTATGGATTCTCTAGATACAGAGATAAATCGCCTAAACTTTGAGATTTCCAAGCTATATTCTAAGAAAACTCCTCGCCAGTCTCCATATACGATTGGCGATTCCAATCTTGTATCTCTAGCGAGAAATGCGCAGAGTGTTGCTGACCAGGCAAAGAATATTGCTCGCCGTTCAGGGCCATTGTCTTAACCCTAAAGATATTGTAAGAGGCTTCAAACAGAATGGCATCGGCCGGCCTTTTAAAACTTCTGAGTTCAGGCCTTCAAGATGAACGCCTCTTGTCACCAAAGATTCAGACCGAGGCTTACCAGAAAACTTTTTTGAAGGCTGGACGATTTACCACCGAATGGTACCGTGTCGACTTTGACAACCAACCGGCCTTTGGCTCTACCGCCAAGATTACTGTGCCTAGACGAGGGCACTTGGTGACAAGAGCATTTCTTGTTACACGAATGCCAGATATTTCAACAACTCAGGCGGCGGCCAGAAAGTATGCGAAAGACAATGGGCTAGAGTTTGCCGGCCCCACCTTTGGTTGGACGAATTCCATCGGCCATGCCTTAGTCAAATCAGCTACTTTGAGTATTGGAGGAACACCCATAGATACTCTTGACAGCCGTCTCTTGGAAGTCTTAGATGAGTTTCACACTCCTCTGGAAAAGACAACCACAGTGAATCGCCTATTAGGTCGATATGATGATGGATTCACCCCTAAATCGAACGGATTCAACGGTATTCAAGAAGTAGTGACTCCTCTTCCTTTTTGGTTCGCTCGTGGAGACCCTTCCTCAGCTCTGCCGATTGATGCTATAGGGAATGACTTGGTTCAGCTAGGTGCTTCATACAATGTAGTCGACGCCTTATATGTGAGCACAAGCCGTATCAAGGACCCGAGATCGTATGTGATTACCCCAGGCTCGCCAGCAGTTGCTGCAATTCCACCTCAGACTCTTGTGAAGGGATGTGAGAGAGTCTTTCAGAAGGGTGACGAGGCAAGGGCAGCTATACCAGGGGTAAATGGTTTACTAGCTATGCCTCCAATGGCAGGAAGTCCATTCTATGTCTTGGATCCAAACGGCGAGGAAGTCTTTGGTCTGAACGGCAATCCAGAAAAATCCGTGAGAGTCCGTCGTATTCCTGGCATTCAGATGCCAGATTCCTTCCAGATTCTAGAATCCTATATTCTTCTCGAATATGTCTATCTTGACCGCCCTGAGGCAAACAGAATTCGTCTCGCCGATATTTCGTATCCAATAGTTCAACATTACCCTTTTACACAAGAAACTAAGGGTCATTTTAATGCCAGAATCCCTCTCAGAATTCCTAATCCTTGCCGAGAAATCTACTTCATGGCCCACAGAGTTGACGCAGACTTAGTCAATGCCCCTTTCTTAGCCACTCGTGACTTGTCCGGCGCCTTCGTCGCAGATTTGAGTGGAGTAGGTCCAATAGCGCCTTGGTGGCCAGATGCCAAAGGATTGAACCTCGATCGTTTCACACCCTTGGTTCCAGCCTTTTCGGCCTTAGAATCTGAACCTATCCAGAGTTTGGAACTCTTATATGAAGGTAAGATGATACGATATTCAACAAGTTCACCAGAGTTCTTCCGAGCAATTCTTCCGACGATAGAACAACGAAAAACACCTTGGCATAATAAATACTACTATCATTTACCCTTTGGCACAAACTCTGAGGCATTCGGTATAAGCCAGCCAATGGGGCACGCAAATTTAGATAAAATTACTCGTATAGAACTTTCTTTAACATTCAAACCCTTCCGTGGTTCTATGAGGCAATCTGATGTTCCAGCATATGCAATCTATGTATGGGCGGAAACATATAATATTCTGAGGGTCTATGGTGGGCGAGCAGGATTACTCTTTGCGTATTGATAGACTTTGGTGATACTTATAATTTAATACAAGTGTATCCAATACTTGTGGTATATATTTTGACACAAATAAAAGGCGAGAGTTGGGCTCAGATGGAATAGTTTCGTCATCTACACGATGACAAACTATTGCAGAAGTTTGTTGGTAACAATGATAAAATCTATACTCATTCATTCTAGTTTATAGTGTAATAACTGATTTAAATCTGAGGGAATCCAAGACATAAAACTGTTTGGCTCTAAAGTATAAGTGCTACTACATTTTACATATACACTCACAGACAAAGGCTGGGTTTCGACTGAAACAAAAGAATTATAAAAATCTTTGGCTTCTTGTATTTGTTCCAAGGTAATTGGATTCTCGTATATCTTTTCATATACCACTAAATCCAGACGAATGGATATTCCATATATCTTTCCGTCTGAATAAATTCCCATAGATTATCACTGAAGGACGAATTTAAACGCCCGCAGCTAAGGCAATGGCTGCTAGAATTGCTGCAACTGACTCTGCGGATGCGACTGCTGTTTGCGCATTTGTGTAGGCCTTTGTAGCAGAAGTTACGACAGCTTGGGCGTTTGCCAAGTCAGCCGCAGCCTTTTGTTCAGCTGCAAGTACATCCTTGATTCCATCTAGGTCTGAACCAGCGGCAATGGCTGCATCTAGGTCAGCCTTTGCCTTATTATAGGTGCTCTGAGATGTAGCCACGGCTGCCGTTGCTGCTGTTAAATTGTCCTGAGCAGTTCTCATGACAACTGTTTGTGAGACAACTGATGCTCTCATAATCGCCGCGGATTCCTTCTTTCCATCTAAGGTAATTGCGGCATTTGCCGCAGTTAAGGCAGCTGTTGCGTCAATTAATGGAGTCTTACTCGCCGAAGTTAAAATACCAGTCTCTTCTAAAGTTAGAGCATTAACATCGGCACTAGCTTGTGTGCTGGCGGCAGTAACCTTTGTATATGCGGCCTGTGTTTCAACCACCTCATGTGTTGCAGCTTGGACCGCTGCCTGTAAAGCCTGGATATCTGAAATGGAATTTCCAGATGTGATCGCAGTATCTAAGGCGAGCTTGGCGACGATAAGCACTTCATTCGCTGTGTCAAATGCAGTCTTCGCAGTGAACTTATCTTGGTTTAGTTTTATTAGCATGGCATTCAATGTATTTATCTTGGCTGTAATTGACGCAGCTTTAACTACGATAGTAGTTGAATCAATCTTAGCCTTAGCAATAGAATCCTGGGTTCCTAGAGTGAGTGCATTTGTAAGGGCAAGATTCTTACCAGCCGCTAAGTATGTAAGGCGAGTTAGTTCAACGGATGCCTTTTGTAGCGCAGCCTGTAAAGGCATAATCTCAGTCAAAGTCTTGCCAGCTTTTACCGCTTGAACTAAGGCAGCAGATGCGATTGTGTATGTTTCCTTTGCCGCCAAGAGTTCTTGGCTTGTTGCCGCAGCATCCTCATATTTCGCTGTGATGTCAGCAACTATTGCATTTGCTTTTTCTATAACTTGCTGACCATTTTGTAGAAGTGCCACATTTGTTAGAATCGCTGCTGAATCTATAGATAGAGTCACATCCTGCTGTGCTACTGTTACAGCCGCTTGGGCAGCATTATATACAGAAGTTGCGTTTATATAAGCATCTCTAGCAACATTTAGATTAGAATTTAACATACGAATATCATCAATCGTGGCAGTCGCTGTAATTGCAGAATTTAAGGCATTCTGAGCGAGGGTATACTGTGTTTGTGTAGTATCTAGAACGATCTGTTCAGCATTTGCGTTGGCCATGGCATCATATAGAATTACAGCTAGGGTATTTGCCTTTGCGGCTGCTACGGATGCGGTAAAATTTGTGGCCGCTAAGTCTAAGATTGCCTTAGAGTTCGCATTCTCTGTTACACCAGCATATGAAGTTGTATAATCGGCTTGTGCTAAAGCCAGCGCCGCAGCTGTGGCATGTTTCTTAGAATAAGCATCTAATACATATGAATTTAGCTTAGCCATAAGGCCTGTGTCTGGCACTTGGGCGGTCGCAGCAACATCATACTGTCTCTTGGCTACAACATAGGCAGCTTCAGCAATATCTTTTGCTTCAG